ACGACCTCAACCCCGACCACGACCCCGACCTGAACCCCGACCCCGACCACGACCACGACCACGACCTCAACCTCGACCTCGACCACGACCTCAACCTCGACCCCGACCTCGACCTCGACCCCGGCCTCAACCTCGACCACATTCGTCGATAACAATGCTTGCGCGACAGAATCATTTCAGAACGCCAAAACTTTCAACAAACCGAAGCATCACATACAGCTCCTTCGTGGGAAGCCTCTGCTCATCGGTATATGCTTTTTCTTTCCAGTCTCCGGTTTCATAAACAATATTCGGATCTTCTAATAGGCAGAATTCACTATTCACTCCGATCAAGGTTCCGGAATAAAAATAGTTCGCACAGAAAAGGGTTACCTTTTTGCCCATCAATTTAATCAACCCCTCATTTTCGACTTCAGTTATTAGCTTTTTCATCATTTATCCCCTGTCTTATATTCCAATTCATAGGAAGCCTGATTATATTTCCTGAATGCGTCATCAAGAATTCTCAAGGTCTTTTCTCCGACCTCTCGCTCGGTATATCGAAGCTCTCTCGCTATTTCAGTTACAAGAAGCGAGTGCCTTGCGTCTGATTTATCGACGAATAGCGTAACTATTCTCTCAGCTCTTGATATGGATTCTTGGTCTGTCACAGGAGATCCTCCACGCCAACACCCAGGGCTTTCGCTATACGTAGCTGAACACTCATGGATGCATTACATCCACGTTCGATATAGCTAATCGCTGGCTGGGTGAGGCGGGATTTCTTAGCCAGGTCTACTTGCCTGATTCCAAAATGAAGTCGGACCGCCTTAAGCTTTCGAAGTCTGCGGCTCCCAGTCGCTTGGGTTAAATCCGGCAGCTTCGATGAGCGTGATGATTGAGTCGTAGTCTTTCCATTTAATTTGTTTTGTTTCTTCAACGCCATATTTTTTTAACACTCCCTTAATCTGGTCATTCGACACTTTGTTTTTCTTGGCTATAGCAAACAATCGAGCGGCTTGCTTCTCCGAAATAAATCCATCCGCCACGGTATCGGTTCCCTTCTCAACCCTTTGTGCCGCCGTTTCAAAAGGCATTAAGGGGGCTGTTCGATTCGTCGCACTCTCGGCATCGTCGTCACTAGCTGGGATTCCTACCATCGCCATAAGCGAATAGCGCCGAGAATACGACATCCCCGAACCTAAACCTTGCGGATCGTTCTTCTGTGTAATGACAGGGTAAAGCCCGTCAATCCATTGCCCCGAAGAATGAAGCAATACCGTTCTGACAAACGTCTGATTATCTATAAATTCCGTTGGCTGAATCACGCTTAAACCCTGTTCAGCTAAAGGCTCTCTTATCGCCTCGTAGACGCTTTCAAGAGTTGCGTAATTTGATTTAAAGAACGGGTTCTTCGCGTCCTTCTTGGCTCCATGAAGCCTTGCTTGTGCCTTGGCTAATGCCGAAGCTAATTCGTTAATTGATTCGGATTGATTGATACGATAGGCTGAGTCATTCATTGATTGGGTACTCCGGGGCTGCTAGCGACACCATACCGCTAGTGGCCCTTTTTATTTATTTTGTTTATATAAGTAAAGCCAAAATTTAATCCCAATAAAGACCGGGTTTTGATTGGGTAGCTTTGGCTGAACCCCTCATATATTTAAATTGTTTAGCCGTCTCATCTAGCAAATTACAACCCTGATCGAATTGTTTTTTATTTATTAAACCGGACTGATAATCCTGAAGAAGTTTAATGCACGTTTTGACGAAATCCGGATCGGCCGTGGTGTTTAGCATTTCCGCGTCCGAAAGAATCTCCAAAGGGTTTACTGGTTTTGTTACGCTTTGACGAAATCCCCTATCTTTCGCTTGTTGAACACCACGAGTTAAATCCTCAATCAATGGCGCGGCTCGGCATGATGCTAATGCCTCGCTTATCGCGTCAGTGAATTGCCAATCTTCGACGTCTTTAAACGCGTTCCAAAGAAGTTTTTTTCGTTCCTCCCCGTAACTGTTTTTCCACTGAGATTCCAGTCTCGAGATTTGTTTCTCGAATGTTTCTTTCTGCATTTTGTTTTTCCTCCTCCTGAACTAATTCCCACCACGTCTTTTGTTTTTCTGGGATTCCTACTGCCTTACCGCTTTCAAGGGAAGCCCCTATTGATTCTAGGTTTGTAAGAAAGTCTGAAAATCGATGTTTTATTTTTAAAAACCATGGGTCCTCTGTTTGCAGGTAAACACTGAGTAAATCTTTAGCCTTAGAAGCGGAGACGTACTTTAAAAGCTGCGTCACTTGCCCGGCGGTTTTTCCGGTAATTGTGGGAAAGCCGCCATACCGTTTTTTATACTCGTCACAATAATGCGCGATAACTTCTTTGGCCTCAGAGCCAGCTTTAGGAACCAAATCTTTAGGGCCGCGGCCCGAAGGGGCCGCCATTTCCACCGAGCTTTGAAAATTTCGCGCCCCCTCTTTTGTTATGTTCTGTACTGTATTGTTATGTTCTGTAGGTGCCAATTGATTGCCAATTTCTCTGCCAGTTAATTGCCAATTGATTGCCAGTCCATTGGCAGTGACTAGTTTTTTAAGTGTATTTTCAATAGATTGAATCGACACATCCGCCTCTCTAGACAGCCATTTTAGAGTTGTTTGGAACTTTGCTGACGACCTTTGGCATGCGACACAGAGCAGGGTGACCCAGACCCATTTCTCCTCGGCTGTTAAATCCAGCAGTGTTTGAGAGCGGGTTATTTCTTTATTTAATCGAAACCAATGCGGATATCTGGTTTGAAAATTCTGCGGATTATATTTTTCCCAATTCAGAATAGTGATCTCAATCTCCACGCGAACCCCCAAGAGATGCCGTACATACAGACCGGCGTGGTTTTATAAATTTTTTGTTTTGAGATTTGATGAAACGGTGGGATACACTGAGCCATCAAATCGTGAACAAATTTGAAGCTAGATTCGGTTTGGATGAAAGTCCAGCCGGATCTAGCATTTTCTCACCACCCGATTCCCGCTCAATTCCCAGCCTAATTGCTCTAGATATAGCCTGAACTGTGGATAGCGCATAGCGAAGCTAAATAGGCCTATTTTATGCTGAATTTGATGGCATTGGCGACACAAGGGCACGACGTTGTCAGGGGTATCCTTACCCCCAGCCCCTCTAGACCGAACGTGCGCCGGATCACTAGGCATACCGCCACACACAACACAGGGTAGTTTGCGGATTTTGTCTAATAACCACGGGTCTTTAGTTCGATAAGGCTTTGGGAACATTGTGAAGAAAATAGCACAATTCAGGGGGTGGACACCATTTGACGCGATGTGTTATACTGTAAGTATAAGGGTTGCAGAAAGCAGCTCAGGAGACAATCAAATGAAGAAGCTAGTGACAGACAAGGCTAATACAGTAAAAAGCGCTGATAACGCGGTGCTTGGCGATATGGTGAGGGATTACGTGGCTCTCAAAAGCCAGATTGAGGCCCTAGAGTCAGAATTGGCCCCAATCAAGGCCGCGTTAACCCAAACGGTTCTTTCGATGCCCAACGGTAAACTTGAGATTGGCGACTTAAAATTATCAGCCACGATGGTTGAGCGAGAAAGCTTTAAACTCACTGAGGCACTCAAGGTTTTAGACCGCAGGTCGCTTGCCCCTTTTATTTCGGTTTCGACCTATCCTCAATTAAGTGTTCGGAGGAAGTTATGAAAACCATAATTCTGTGCTGGCTATTAATGCCAATAAACGCATGGGCGGTATCACCGTTTCAGCAATACGGTGATGAGTTTATGCGGCTTGCCAACGAGCACGGTATCTCCACGGAACAAATCGGCATGGTAAAGATAAGATTCGGCACACCCCGCCCCACAGAGCTTTCGAGCCGCAACCTTGGTTATTGCAATCCTGAGATAATTAACGGTTATCGGGTTATTGAAATTGACGAATCTCAATGGGATTTAGCTACTGACCAGTGTCGGCGCGCTTTGATTTATCACGAAATGGCTCACTGCGCGCTAAAGAAGGAACACACTGAGGGCGGGTTAATGGCTCCGCGGTTGAATTGTTTGGCTACGACAAAAAAAGACATCGCTGAAATGTTTTCTGGTCCAGTAGTTCCCGGAATGTGATTTAAGAATCTAACGGTTCGTCGAGGCCCGTTTCTTCCTGTTCAATTGCCCTAACACGCATTTCAAGATTGGCTATTTTAGTTGCAAGACCGATCAATGCCGGCTCGTCGCCTTCAGAAAACGCAACCATTTGCAAATCATTGTTTCTACATTCGACACAGAAAACTTCTGACAAGTCGTAATCAATCCCGTCGTTAAAAACTAAATAAAACTCGACATCGCACTTCCGGCAGGCAAAGCAAAAGGATGGCATGTAAAATATTGTAATGGAACAGATAGATTTAGAGTTAGTTTATAACTCTGGCAAAAGAGAGACGATACGCGTCACGCTTCCAATTAAAGAAACGCTTTCGATCGTTTTGTCTGATGGTGTCGTGAGAAAGTTTGAGTACTTCGGATGCGTGATGTCAGGCGACGTAAAGAAAAAGCTTATTTACCGGCAAGAGAATGATTAGTAGTGTTTCGACATGGAAAAGACGCATTACCCAACCGAAACCACAGAAATCAAAACTTTAAACATCGCGCCAACGCAATATATTTTTAGCGTTCAGGGTGTCGACGGCCAACCGATTGCCAGTATGGATCTGCAAGGCAAGATGCATTTCACTAGAGAACCAGAAGAGGGCGCCCGAGTTTTTTGGGCCGCCGTTTCGCAACACGCAAGAGACATGATTACCTCAATCAAGGGTAAACCAATCGTAGAGATTGTTGGGTAAGGCATGGCCGACACCAAGCCCGAGATGCTGAAGAAGGCGTTGGAGAAGAAGGATGAAGATTCATTGCAGGTACGACCAGATGGTTCCGATATCGGAGCTTTGCCCGCATCCCAAAAACCGAAACAAGCACGGTGAAGATCAAATCGAAAGGCTTGCAAAGCTTATCTCCCACCACGGATTTCGCGCTCCAATTATTGTCAGCAATCAAAGCGGATTTATCGTTAAGGGCCACGGGACGTTATTCGCTATCAAAAAACTTGGAGAGAGCGAAGCTCCAATTGTCTACCAAGACTTCGAAAGCGAAGAAGAAGAGTATCAGTTCCTCCAGGCAGACAATGCGATAGCTAGCTGGGCAGAGTTGGATCTGAGTGGGATTCATGTGGACCTATCCGAGCTGGCCCCGTTTGATATTGACTTGCTCGGGATTAAGGATTTTCAATTTGAACCAACTGATAGTGTTGATCCTAATAATCCATATATCCAAAGTGTTGAGAGCCCCATTTATTGTCCGTCTGGGGTGATGCCTCAGTTAGGTGAGTTAACTGACCGAGGGAAAGTTGATGTGTTGATAGAAGAGATAAACAAATCTGGTCTCTCAAGTGAGGAAAAGGGGTTTTTAATTATGGCGGCTTATCGTCATACCGTATTTAATTATAAGAATATTGCTGAATACTACGCCCATGCATCGATCGAGATGCAGGATTTCATGGAAAAATCAGCCCTTGTTATAGTGGATTTTAAGAAGGCTATAGAGAATGGCTTTGTGATGCTTAGCTCTGGCCTCGCTGGTGATTTTGATGCCGCCTGATCTGGTTGTTTTTATAATAACCAACGGAAGGCCTGGGTCGGTGGTGACTGACAAAACACTTCGACGTTGTGGCTATACTGGAAAGATATATTACCTAGTAGACAATCTTGATCCATCCGTTCCGGAATATGTGAGCCGTTACGGCGAGTTGGTAATTGTTTTTGACAAAGAAAGACAATATGAACTGGCCGACTGCGCCGATAATTTTCATAATTTAAGATCCACTACCTATGTGAGAAATGCGGCCTTCGAAGTAGCCAGGGACTTGGGAGTTAAAAACTTTCTGGTGCTTGACGACGATTATCGCTCGTTTGATTTTAGATATGATGCTTCGCTCAAGTATCACAGAAAAACCAAACCCATTGGGAATATGAATGTCATCATTGGGAGGCTTTTAAAGTTTTTCCTAGGCACTAACTGTCTCACTTTATCCATCTGTCAGGGTGGGGATTTCATTGGCGGGCATAACAGTAAAATGGCTCAATCCGTTCGGCTCATAAGGAAGTGCATGAATTTCTTTATCTGCTCCACGGATCGTCAGTTTAAGTTTTTGGGCCGCCTAAATGAGGATGTTAACACTTATGTAAGACTCGGAAGTTTAGGCTCATTAATGCTTTGTACTAACCAGATAAGTCTTGGGCAAAGCAGGACCCAATCGGTTGCCGGGGGAATGACAGATGCTTATTTAACCTCTGGGACATATGTGAAGAGTTTTTATTCGGTAATGTACCAGCCATCTTCCGTGAAAATAGCGTTGTTAAATTCAGAACACCCAAGGCTTCATCACAGGATAGAGTGGAACAGAACTGTCCCATGTATAGTCAGTGAGGCGATCAGGAAGAGATCTTTTACTGGGTCGCCTGGACTCGAACCAGGAACCAATTCCTTAACAGGGAATCACTCTGCCAGTTGAGCTACGACCCAATCCATGGAGTATACTGTATGACAGAAAACCAAATAGACTTAATCGGTGAAATTTGGGCCGCGATGATTCGAAGCGGCCACGGCGGAAAGATTTGCCTAAGTGAGGCCCGAGGAACCTGTTCTTTTTGCACCATAACGATAGCCTTACAGGACATGGCACTTTACCCAGACAGTGAAGTCACTATTGATTACCATATCAGCAACGTTAAAAGCCTAAGAAGAAAGGAAGCGAAACCTAATGGGAGCCGGGGGAAGACCACCAAAAGAGTTAAACGAACAACAAGTAAAAATGCTGGCAGAAAAACAGTGGGATAAGCATCAGATTGCCGCCTTTTTCGGTGTTTCTCATGACACGATACACCGTAGATTTGCGTCTGTAATTGAAGAGGCAAGGCATTCTGGGAAGGCAAAACTAATTGATATCTTGTGGAAAAGAATACTTGAGGGCAAATCAGATAGGCTACTTGAACATGCCCTAGATAGGTTTGTTGGGCCAGTGCAGAGAAAGATGTCGCTAGAGTTAAAGGACCTGTCCGAAGAGGACTTTAGGGCAGAAGTGTTGAGGCGATTAAGTGGATCGAGAGACCAGGGAACTACTTGAACTGTACTTAAGCAGGCAGACGCCAAAGGTCGACCTGCCAAAATTATGTTTCGGCCCGCAGCTTAAATTTCTAGAAGACCAGTCACTCTTCACTACAGCGGTTACTGGCCGCCGGTCCGGCAAGACCACTGCGTGCGCGCTCCACCTATTAAAAGTAGCGATTGATTCTCCTAACTCGGTCTGCCTTTACATCACGCTGGCCAGAACCAATGCGAAGAAAATCATCTGGCCGATGCTATTAACGCTCAATCGCGAAATGGGCTTAGGCGGCACGACGAACGAATCCGATTTGAGTTTAAAGTTTGGCAACGGCTCCATCATTTACTGTTCTGGCGCTGCCACAGCCGGGGAAATCGACAGGTTTCGAGGACTGGCCCTAAAACTCGTTTATATCGATGAGAGCCAGAGCTTCGGCAGCTATTTAGGCACATTGGTTGACGATGTGCTCGTACCAGCCTGCTTTGATAACCGAGGCCAGATCCGCTTAATTGGAACGCCCCCACCGGTTCCTGTTGGCTTTTATTACGATGCTCATAATAATCCGCAGTGGTCGCATCACCACTGGACGATGTTTGATAACCCGTGGATTGAGCGCAAGCGAGGAGAGAGCCCAGATGAAATACTTAAACAAGAGCTGGAACGTAAAGGAGTTGGCATTGAAGATCCGACCATCCAAAGAGAAGTTTTCGGACGTTTTGTCACGGATAGGCGGCGCCTTGTTATTGAGTACGATTCCGTACGCAATCATTCTGAACGTAAAAAGCATAAATACCACGTCATGGGGATCGACCTTGGCTTCCAGGACGCTGATGCAATCGTGGTTCTTGGTTACGGCGATCATAACCCTGTCACTTCTCTGGCTGCAGAGCTGGTACGCAATAAGCAAGGCCTCACTGACCTGGTTGCGCAAATTGAAACGCTCCGCAAAGAATTCTCTCCGCATAAAATAATGATTGATACCGGCGGCCTTGGCCTGAAGCTCGCTGAAGAAATGCGAAGGCGTTATAAAATCCCAGTTATCGCGGCAGACAAAACCAGGAAATTCGAAACCATCGAAATCCTTAACGACGCCCTAAGGACAGGCCGTTTTACCGCGCCAAAAGATTCCCGCTTCGCATCCGACGCAAACCTACTCGAATGGGACTTTGACAAGATGCGTCCTGATAAAAAGGTGATTTCAGATAGGTTTCATTCAGATATTGTCGATGCAGTTTTATACGCATTTAAGGAATCACCAGCGTATTTAGCGGAACCCGCGGCCGTAGTACTCAAGCCCGGCACTGCCGCATGGGGGAAGCATGAACAAGAAGACATGGAACGACAACTCATCGAGCGACTTGAACTCCAAAACGAAGACGAAATCATGCGTTGGCTCTGATTTAGCTAAAACTGTCGCTTTCTGCCGCAGAAACGGTGTTGTACAATTCAAAAGTGCCGATTTCGAAATCACGCTGGCACACGAAGCAATTAAAATAAAGAAGCCCAGAATTAGAGATGAGATTGGGATTGAGACAACAAAACTACCCAATCTTCCAGACGATCCTACTAAAAGCCCTTTTCTTTTTTGGTCGGTTCAAGATCCGACAGAAGGATAACTAAATGCCTAAAATTACACCCTATAAAGGTAACGACACCATCCGCATGGGCAAATCGGAATCAGATCCGAAAACCTATAATGCCCGCTGGTGGAAATCCCGAAGCGATAGGGAATTAGCCGCATCTGTTTTCGGCGTGGTTAACTTTCTGAAGAAAAACCAGGGTTGGAGACAAAACCAAGCCGCACTTTTTGCGAGGCTCTATGGCAATCTTCCCATTTGGAATTACCTTGGAATCAATCTCAGTAAACTTAACGCCCAGTACAGATTTCCCGCCGAACGTCCTACTCTCAATGTCGTACAGTCCTGCACCGACGCCCTCGTCGCCCGCATGGTGCAAAGTAAACCGAAGCCAATGTTCATCACGGACGCTGGCGATACCGTTAAAAGAAAAACGGCCAAACAGCTCAACAAGTTCGTCGACGGCGAGTTCTATCAAGTAGACGCCTACCAGTTGGGCGAACAGGTATTAAGGGATGCTTGCATCTTGGGTGACGGGCTACTGAAGGTCTATGAAGACGACAGGGGCCGGGTAAACGCTGAACGAGTTATTCCCACCGAAGTATTTGTGGACGAAACCGACGCAATGTACGGCAAGCCACAGCAAATGTTTCAACTCAAGATCATTGACCGCGAAGTAGCAGCTGAATGCTACCCGGAACACCGGGCGTCTGTGATGGCCGCAAACCCAGCTTATTTTGATTCGTCCACCGAAGCCCAGAATAGCATCAGCTCCCAAATCATGATTGTAGAAGCGTGGCGCTTGCCGTCTGGCTACGAATCTGGTGATGGCCGCCACGTAATCGCTATCGATAACGACATTCTTCTTAAAGAGGAATGGACCGAAATGGATTTCCCATTCGTTAAATTCCCTTATGCTCCTCGCACGCTTGGCTTCTGGGCGCAAGGATTGGCTGAACAGCTGATGGGCTTACAAAGCGAAATCAATCGCCTCTTATACGTTGCCCAACAAGCACTCCATCTGTGCGGCGTTCCAAAATGGCTCATTGAGGACGGTAGCAAAATCGTTTCAGCCCACGTGAACAACCAAATCGGTGGGTTTATTAAATACCAGGGAACCCCGCCCGTGCTTCAAGCCTTTCAGTGTTTGCCGCCCGAGCACTATGCGCAATTAGAGCGCCTAGTTAACTACGCCTATCAACAGTCTGGCGTTTCTCAGTTGGCGGCCGCGTCTAAAAAACCGTCTGGACTAAACAGTGGCGCGGCAATCAGAGAGTATGATGATTTACAGGCGGATAGATTTGCTTTCATTCAAGATAGGTATCAAAGCTTCTTTCTTGATTTAGCTAAGAAGATGTATCGAAAAGCCAAGATGATAGCCGAAAGAGACGGCTCGTATTCCACCATTTATCCAGGCAAAAACACGATATCCAAAATCGAGTTACCGCTTCAGGACCTCGATGACGATGATTTCATCATTCAAGCTTTCCCGGTCTCGTCTCTGTCCAAGAACCCGGCCCAGCGTAAGCAGCAAGTGATTGATGATATGCAAGCCGGCCTTATCGATCCGGTCGAGGGTCGCAGGCTTATTGATTACCCGGACCTGCAACAGACAATGGACTTACTCATTGCGCCCGAAGAACGCATTTTGCAGATTCTGGATGAAATAGTTGAGGACGGAAAATATACGCCACCCGATTCAACTATGGATCTGGTTTTGGCCAAACGATTGGTTATGCAATATTACAATAAATATATGATGGGTAGGGTCGATCCGGAAAAGGCCGACCTGTTACGCACCTTTAACACTCAAATTGAAGTTATCCAGTCAGCGGCCGCCCAACCCCAAGCCGCACCTGGAATGCCCGGAGCCCCCGTTGCTCCACAAGCCGTGCCAGAACAACCGCCAGTTTCGCCGATGATACCTAACACTCAAGGAGCCATGTAAATGATCATTACCCCAGCTGACAACTCAACCAATACAATCACTCAAAACACACAAACTAGAACAATGCAGACAGGCGGGCCAGGACCTCAACCGACGCCCGAACCAAAGGCCCCGGAACCCGAGGTGAAGCAGGAAACGACACCCGGACCAGATGCGACACGATTTGCCGCTATTCGCGCAAAAGAAAAGGCGCTACGTCACCAACAAAGGCTGTTGCAGCAACAAAGGGCGCAACTAGAACAACAAATGAAGCCCTGGCAGGAAGCCAGCGAGCTATCCAAACAAAGTAAATTAGAGGCGATTAAGAAGCTTGGATTTACCTACGACGACCTCACTCAAGAGGCGCTTAATCAACAAGCCCCGACCCCTGAGTACTTAGCCGAACGTGCCGCACAACGTATTGTTGAACAAAAGATGCAGGAAATGCAGACGCGCCAAGAGGCCGCTCAGGCACAGGAATATGAGCGGGCGCTTATTCAGATTCAGGCCGATGCTAAGCAAATAGTTGCTTCGTCTGAGGATTTCCCGGTCCTGAAAGAGACTGGAAATTATGAGGCCGTCAGCGAATACATGAAATTGATTTTCGATAAAGAAAAGCGGATAATACCCGTATCAGAAGCCGTTAAGCACATGGAAGAGTTTTTAGAGGAAGAGGCTCTAAAGATTGCGTCCATAGCGAAAATTAGAAGCCGATTATCCGAGAAAACGACGGAACAGCCGCAGGCGTCCTCTACTACGCCAAATACCCAGAAGCCGACAACACTAACACACAAACTAACAACCGCCACTGCTTCGCCCGCGTCATTAACCCCAGAGGAACGACGAAAACGGGCGATTGATATTTTTTACGGCAGTGGCGGCTAAAGGAAAAATTTAAATGGCAACATACGCAAACCCTAGTAACCAGCTAGCGGCGTTAAAAGAGCTCTATGCTGGTGGCGATTACATGAAGGACCTGGTCTATCGCAAGAACCCGTTTCTTGCTTTAGTTCAGAAGGATGAGAGCCCATCTGGTTTCGCCGGTAAGTACATCCCGGTTCCGTTAATTTACGGATCTAACCAGGGCCGAAGCGCAACGTTCAGCTATGCACAAACGAACCAAACGCCCGCGCAGCTTGCGAGCTTCTTCGTTTATCGCGTAAGCAACTACTCGCTGGCCACCATCACCAACGAACTTCTCGAAGCGACTGTCGGCGACGCCGGCGCGTTTCTCGATGAAGGTAAGTTGCAGGTTGATACCGCCATTCGTTCTATCTCGAACGACTTGGCTCTTGACCTGTTCAGCGATGGATCTGGCTCCCGCGGTCAAATCAGCTCGATCACCACTGGCGTTATTACCCTGGTGAATGCATCGACTGTTGTGAACTTCGAAGTCGGAATGACCCTCGTGTCTTACTCCGTCTCCGGAACCACGCCGACCCAGTCCACGAGCGCCGCTCTTGGATATGTCATCGCGGTCAATCGTAACGCCGGAACCGTCACGGTTTCCGACACCGCCGGTGGAAACGCTGCAACTCCTACAAACTGGAGCACCAGCTTTTCTTACCTAGCCGTTCAGGGCGACATCACGTTCGCCTCGGGCTCCTTGGCAATTGGCTCTGCGCTTAAAGTCGCTGGCCTCGCTGCTTGGCTCCCGTACGGTGGACCTGCCTCGAACGATTCGTTCTGGGGCGTTAACCGCTCGGCCGACTCCCAGCGTTTAGCTGGTTGCTGGTATGACGGTAGCTCGCAATCCTTGGAAGAGGCGCTGATTGATGCCTCGTCTCAGGTTGCGCAAGCTGGTGGCGAACCCGACATGTGCTTCACCAACTTCCAATCTTGGGCCGCTCTCGAAAAAGAGCTCGGATCTAAGGTTCAGTATGTTCAGGTGAAACACGACAACGCTGATGTGGCCTTCAAGGGTATTACCATTAATGCCCCGTATGGACCCATTACGGTTATGGCGGATCGTTCTTGCCAGGCGCGTAAAGCGTACCTGCTTGAAATGAGCACCTGGAAATTCCGCTCACTTGGCAAGGCTCCTCACATCTTGACCTACGGTCGAGAAGGTTTGGAAGGCTTACGAGTTGGCAATGCCGATGCGTTGGAAGTGCGAACGGGCTACTACGGTAACCTGATTTGCAACGCTCCCGGTTGGAACTCCAACGTCAAGTTGTCGGCTTAATTAAAAGAGGTAGATCATGCTCCCATTCATCGACGGTAAAAAAGCGGCTGGACTTCTGATTCAGAAAAAAGGCGGCAAATTACTCGAGGTAGAGAACGAAAAGGACCTTAGTTCAGAGCAAGCTGAATTGAGTGACTTTAAAGTTCTCGCTGAGGACATGATCTCCGCTTTTGAGCGCAAATCAGTTGGCGATTTGGCGAAAGCCTTATTGGCCTTCCACGAAATGTGCGAGCAAGACTATTCCGAGGAAGGAGAGGACGAACCCTCTCCTTCCGAAGGATACGAAGATCAATATTAACTCTCTCTGGAGCATATTTCGGCAATGCCCAGTGTAATTTCTGGCCGATAAAGGAAAATAAAAATGGCTTCAAGATTATTTAAGCAGTTCTTGTTCTCGCTTAACCCAATGCTCACCTACATCGAAGGAAGCTTCGTTGTCGGCGCAACCGGCGCGGTTGGCTCGGTTAAGGGTGGCGGAATTTCTAACGTTGTTCGATTAACCACCGGCGTTTACCAGATCGTTCTCGAAGACCAGTACAATCGTCTTCTTGGATTTGGCTATGACTTCGGAACCACGGTTACTGGCTCCGCCTTGACCTCGGTCACGTCCGGAACCGTATACGTGATTAACGCTCTTGGAACCGCCACCGCGGCCCAATGGCAAGCTGTTGGGTTGTCCGCTAATGTCACCGCCGCTGTTGGGGTTGTTTTCAAAGCAACCGCTTCGCAAGCAATTGGTGGCTCGGCATCGGTTAAGGTTCAGGCTCCGTCTACCATCTCGGAAGTCGAAGTCTTGGGCGATCCGAACACAACCATCATTAACCAAACCCCGTATATCGTAGTTCAAACGCTGGGACCGGTAATTTCTTCGGTCGCCACGTCCGTGTTTACCTACGATGTCGGTACGCCGGCAAACTCGACAGTCGCCACGTCCGTGGTCAATACCACAACGATGACGCCTATCGATCCAGCCCAAAACTCCACGTTCCGATTTGCGCTCATGCTGCGTAACTCGAACTTGGCAGGAAAAGGCGAATAACTTCTTAAAGAGGTAAGGTATATGGCGGGACCGTTGCCAGTTGCACCAAGTAATTTTTTGGCCCAACCCGGCAACGGGACCGTCTACCTATCTTGGGATCCGGTCGTATCGGCCACGTCCTACACAGTTCTTCGCTCCACAGATAACGTCACATTCGCCACTCTTAGCTCTGGCATCCTGGTTCCGGAATACACTGACTCCACCGGAACTATCGGCACTCAATACTGGTATAAAGTTGAAACCGTAAACGCTAACGGAACGAGCTCTCCCACCGCAGCATACTCCGCCGTTCCAGTAAATTACGGGCAAATGAGTTTATTGCAGGTGCGCAATATGGCCAAACAGCGAGCCGACATGGTGAACAGCGGTTTTGTTAGTAAAGAGGAATGGAATTCATATATCAACCAGAGCTACACGGAGCTATATGACATTCTTGTTCAGACTTATGCTGACGATTATTACGTGGCGACTCCTTATCAATTCACTACCGACGGCAGATATCCCGCTCTGTACGATTTGCCTGATGATTTATATAAACTTCTTGGGGTGGATTTGGGAATCGGCGCCGCGGGAGCCAATGGATGGATGACACTGCGAAAGTTTTCGTTCGTGTCTCGAAACCGTTATATTTACGGCAACACACCCACATCCTGGCTAGGAATTTTAAACCTACGATATCGCATCGTCGGAAGCCAATTAGATTTTGTCCCACAGCCACAAAGCGGCGTCACCATACAGCTATGGTACATCCCCAGGCCCAGCGTCTTATTAGCTGATTCGTCGATTCTCGACGGAATTTCCGGCTGGGCCGAATACGTCGTGGTAGATGCCGCAATCAAAGCGATGCAAAAAGAAGAATCCGACGTGTCGGTCTTGATGGCGCAAAAGCAAGCACTGCTAAAAAGAATTGAATCCGCTGCATCTAACCGAGATGCCGGAATGCCAGAGGGAGCAAGTGACGTCAGAAGCTTGGATGGTAGTTATTTCGGCGGTCCATTCTCAGATGTACCATCTGGGGGTTATTAATGCTTCCAAAGTTTCAGTCTGAAGACCAGAGCGTCAATATGCTCCAAACCACCTGGAGTAGTGCGTTAAATCCGTTACTGGCCAATCCACTGAGCTCAATGGTCGTTTTAAAGGACATCGTTTTGGCTATTGGAAGCAACACGATTAATCATCTATTAAATCGCACGCTACAGGGGTGGATTGTTGTGCGACAAAATGGAGTCGCAAATCTTTACGATGACCAGGCCGCAAATCCGTTACAGAATAAGACTTTGATTTTAATCTCGGACGCCGCGGTTACGGTAAATCTAATTGTATTTTGAGGAGCTAAAATGTCAGATGTCATTCCAAGCCAGTATATGGGTTTACCGGTGCCAGTTCCTTCTCAAGATCCGGGCCCTCAATACGCCGAAGACTTAAATAGCTGTCTCACCTTACTCGATCAGCACGACCACGCGTCTGGCTCCGGAGTTCAAATCACCCCATCAGGGCTGAACATCAATGCCGACCTAGACTTCGTCACCAATAACGCAATCGGCCTTCTTTCAAGCCGCTACACAGCCCAGAATAGCCCGCTAGCCGGTGCCTCTGACCTTGGTTGCACGTATGTATCTGGAGCGGACCTGTACTATAACGACACAGCAGGAAACCAAGTCAGAATCACAGCGTCTGGCTCCGTTGCCGGAACGCCCGGCTCTATTGGAAGCTTAGTAAGCCCAGCCTCTGTTACTTGGGTTGTCGCTGATGACACTTACGTTTTTGAAAGCGATGTAAATACAGCTGGCAATATCGATTGTGGTTCCGTAATTATCCGTGAGGTAGCGGCCTCGGCCAATGGCGTCACCCTATCGTCACCGGCGGCCTTGGCCGCTAATTATACCCTCACTTTCCCAGGCGCTCTTCCTGGATCAGGAACGAAGCTCGCCACTATAGACAACTCTGGAAACGTTGCATGCTCGTGGGCCTTTAATCCGGCATCAATCGCCGTCACAGCCAACGTCGTCGCTGTCGCATCCGGGGCGATTAGCGCAACAGAGCTGGCATCGAATGCGGTTACTACGGCAAAAATCCTTGATGCAAACGTCACAAGAGCAAAGCTTGAGTCGGTTGGGCAACAAGTCAGCTCTAGCTGTGGAACGTTTACGAGGACCTCTGGAGCATTTGCTGACGTAACGAACTTATCGGTATCGCTAACCACAACTGGTCGCCCGGTAAGAGTTGAGTTGCAAGCGGTAGCGACAGGAACGGCAAACATTTATGTCGGATCTTCTGGTGGCGCGATTACATCGGCCAGGGCTCAAATTGCCCTACTGAGAAACGGATCAAATATCTGCATTTTCACCGTTGGTGGCGGTGGAGCCTCTTCGTCCGACTTGAAATTTTATTCTGCGGTAAACGGATTTGGTTATTTAGATTTACCAGCAGCCGGAACCTATACCTATAAAGTGCAGGCGGCTATCGTGGATTCAAATAACCAAGTGAATATTGAAAACGTTGTACTGGTTGCTTACGAGCTATAATGGCACTTGAAAAAAAATCTGTGCCGATTTCCTTTCAACAGGGAATCGACACCAAAACAGATCCGAAGCAAGTAATTATCGGAAAGCTTTTGAAAGCTGACAACGTTGTTTTCGGCGAAAGCATGGCGTTTAATAAACGTCCTGGTAATGAGTTGCTTGCGTTGCTAGATAACGGTAAAGCGGTTGCCACGTTTAAAGACGAACTAGTAAGTTTCGACGGCTCTAGCCTTTATTCTTATTCAAACTCCACCGCGTCCAATATAGACAAGGGTGATTTTGTGGCGTGTGGCATCCGGGCGGAATCTATTTTCAGATCTGCCACCGCCCAAACAAAACAAGATTCAGCCTATAATTCAGCCGGTCTTTATCTTTACACCTGGACTGATTCCACCGCGGGAGCCCAATATGTCGTGGTTTCCGCATCAACAGGACAGCAAGTAGTTCCAGTGACAAACCTTCCGGCGACCGCAGTAAATAGCCGGGCCTGGTCAATTGGCAGATACTTAATCGTAACCTTTATCAAAACATCGAATAATCACCTGCAATATATCGCCATCCCAGTTGCAGATCCAACCAACCCAACCACCGCCGCAGACCTGTCCACGCAAGTTGATTCGTCTTATCGGGTTTATGATGGGACCGTTGCTAATAACTCACTTTTTCTAGCCTGGAACGCATCTGATTTAGGCGGCGCAGTTAGGGCAACTAGCCTTTCATCCACCCTGACGCAATCATCCGTCATAGCCAAGGCGGGCGAAACCGTAACCACCTGCATAACGGTGTTTGCCGATACCGGAATTTCAGTACCAGCAATTTGGGTTGCCTACTTCAACGGTACCGACATCCGATATTTTGTTTTAAATAGTAACGGACTAAACACCAAGCTTGCGCCCCAAGCTGCCGTCACCGGTGCGACCGACACGATTACTATAAGCGGCCAAGCCTCTGCAATGAGCGGTAAGCTTTATTACGAGACCGATTCTGACTATTCCTATGCGGCAGTCCGGAGCGACTTCATAAATTATGTAACCGTTACCGAAGCTGGCGCCGTCGGAACGGCGACAGTGCTTATTCGAAGCGTGGGCCTGACATCCAAACCATTCAAATATAATGGCATTGTCTACATGGTGGTTGCTTACGCTGGCTCACTTCAGCCCACGTACTTCGTGATTAACGATTCAGGTAATTGCATTGCCAAAATCGCATATCAAAACGGTGGAGGTTATTCTTCTGCGCCGTGCTCGGTAAACGCGATCTCCGCAGACAAGTTTGAGTTCGCTTATCTATTCAAGTCCCTTCTTACTACTCAAGAGGGCCAGGTCTACACCCAGACGGGTGTAAATTCCTGTACGATAGATTTTGCAGCTGAGAGTATTTATAACAATTCAGAGCTTGGTAAAAATTTAAACCTTTCTGGGGGATTTCTATGGGCTTACGACGGATACGGACCGACGGAACAGAATTTTCATTTATACCCTGAAGATTTAGGAAGCTCGTCTTCTACCAGCGGCACGCCGCACATCGCGGCTGGCACTTATAACTATATCGCTCTTTATGAATGGACCGATAATCAGGGAAATATTTTTAGGTCGGCAGACGCTGGCGCTAAAGAAGTTGTCATTGCGGCCACTAGCTCTATCACGATTTCAATTCCAACACTGCGTATCACCTATAAGCAATCCCCAAGAAGTCTTGTGAGCATTACGCTTTACAGGGACGCACCAAGCATTTCTTCTGGCATTTTTTATAAAGTATCGTCAATCACGTCGCCCACCCTAAACAGTGTCTCTACCGATAGCGTTACAATCACAGACAACACGGCTGATGCAAACATTATCGGAAACGAATTGCTATACACGACCGGTGGCGTAGTAGAGAACACCGGAGCGCCTAGTGCGGTCGCGACGAATATTTATCGCAATCGGCTAATGATGATTGACGCGGAAAACCGCCTCGCTATCTGGTATTCAAAGCAGACACTAGCAGCAACCCCGGTTGAAATGTCCGACGCGTTTGTGCTCTATGCGGATCCGAGATTTGGAGACTGCACCGCTCTGGCAGTTCTCGACGACAAAGAAATAGTATTTAAATCAAACGCTATCTTCTACTTCACTGGCAACGGTCCCGATGCCACCGGAGCTAATAACGACTTCTCGGATACCATTTTCGTAACCAGCAACGTAGGTTGCGACAACTTGAATTCAATAGTTTTGACGCCCATAGGCCTGATGTTTCAAACAAATAAGGGTATTTGGTTATTGAATCGATCATTGCAGGTTAATTATATCGGTGCAGACGTAGAAGAATACAACGCGGATAATGTGACATCTGCAACGCTCATTCCAAACAGCACCCAAGTAAGATTCACCTTGGAAAGCGGGGTGTGCCTTGTATACGACTATTTTTATGAACAATGGAACGTCTTCACCAACCTGGACGCTATTGGCGCTGTCGATTTCGGTGGTTTTTTTACTTATCTTTCTTCAACAGGGGAACTCCTAAGAGAAACCCCCGGTGAGTATAGCAATAATGGCCGCCCCATTTTGATGAGAATCGAAACCGGGTGGTTATCCCTCTCTGGTTTGCAAGGTTTTGAGAGAATCTATCGGCTCTATTTAATGGCCCTATACAAGTCCCCCCATCGCATTCAAATTCAAGTCGCTTACGATTATTCAGAACAAAACGTCCAGTCCATTACCATCCAGCCCTCTCAAGTAAATAACACTAAGTACGGCGACGATGGGTTTTACGGCTCAACACCCACCTTCGGTGGCGAAACGTTGTTTGAGCAATGGCGCGTCAATTTCGACAGGCAAAAGTGTCAGGCGATTAAAATCACTATTCAGGAACTTCTTGATTTAGATAATCCGGTATTTGGCGCCGGATTTACTTTAGAAAATATTAACGTGGTGGCCGGAGCCAAGAGCACATATCCAAGGCTTCCAGCATCGAATATTGTTGGCGGATGAGACAGTACAATCACTATGAGGATTTAGGCTGGGTTAATGTTTGGTTAGCGCGTCGTGGCATTCCGCCGTTTGCGATGAAAGACATCCCAGACAAGGGGTTTATTGTTGAAAACGTTGCGGTGGGTTTTCTGGCTGAAATGAAGGGTGCCTGTTTTTTAGAGGGGATCATAACCAATCCCCATGTGCCAGCTAGAATTCGTTACGAGGCGGTGAAGAAGATAGCTGTGGGGCTTTTGGAATTGGCAAAAGATTGCGGATACGACCGGTGTATAATTATCAGCAACAAGCGGTCACTTCTCAAGATAGCCGGTAAATTAGGGTTTTTGCTTTCAAACAAAGTTGTAATGTCCTGCAAGTTATAGGGAGACATCATGGGATTCGTTAAAGACATTTTTGACACAAACAAAGGCTCTGGATTTAGCGGCCACGCCGCCGAAATAAAGCCAGGCGTTACCGACGCTCAACTAGCAGAATCTTACAAGCGGACTAATAAGGGGTTGGGCAGTCAGTGGGATTTCATGCGGGCACTGCAACAGCAGGGCGGAATCCAAAATCAGGCTAATGTGTTTGCGCAGCAACAGGCCCTGGCAGACATGCTGAACCAACAGGCTCAGGGTGGCGGTCCGAATCCTGCCCTGGCTCAGCTTGCACAAACAACCGGTCAAAACGTTGCGCAACAGGCGGCTCTTATGGCTGGTCAACGCGGAATGTCTGTGAACCCTGGCCTCGCCGCGAGACAAATTGCCGCACAAGGCTTAGCCGCGAATCAACAAGCCGGCGGACAGGCCGCTATCATGCGGGCCAATCAACAATTGGCCGCACAGCAGGCTTTACAGAATCAGCAACAGAACATGGCTGGTCTTGCCGGACAGCAAGTCGGGCAACAGGCGGGCGCCACCAACGCCTATGGCAATGCCGCACAAAATCAGTTTGGTGCGCTTCAGGGGGCGTTGGCGGCTCAAAACCAAGCCAACGTTGGGATGCAATCAAACATTAATAATGCGAACGCTGGAATTGCTGGAATTAACGCTAAGGGGCAGCAAGGCTTGTTTGGCGGGGCGATGAATTCCGTAGGAAGCGTGATTGGCGGACTGGCACATGGCGGCGTGGTTGGGTGTTACGCTGATGGCGGTCAAGTGACAGATGTGCCGGCTGACAAGTTCGGGCCGGAATCGTTTTTAGGCTCCATGTTAAACAAACCACAAGAGCCAGAACAAAACCCCGCAGAGGATCCGTTGTTTTTGGGTTCGAGCAATTTACTCGGCGGCGCGCTTAAAAAAGTCGGTTCGCTGGTAAGTAGCGCGGCACCCGCCGCTTCTTCTGCATCGGCTATTGTTCCGGCGCTGGTAGCTAGTGGCGGCAAGGTCCCCGGTAAAGCCCCTGTCGCGGGTGATTCATACGCGAATGATAAAGTGCCAGCGATGCTTTCCCCTGGTGAAGTTGTCATTCCAAGGACCGCCGTTAAAGATCCAAACAGCACGGCAGAATTTCTGAACGCCCTTCTGGGATACAACCTAAAGGCCAAAGGAAAGAAATAATGAACAGCATGCACATCATTGACGAGGGCGATCATCACATCGTTCTAGGGCATCAAGACGGACATCAAGTCACGGTAGCCAAGAAAAGCTTATCTCCGGAAATGATTAAAAAAATCCAATCGCTTCCAAAGGGCGGATACTATGCCGATGGCGGCGTGATTCCCGAATCGCCCGCACCACAGCCGGAAGCTCAACCTGAGGCACCGGTGGTTCCTGAATTATCAGAAATCCAAAAACTTTATAACGTCGAGGCAAAGGCCCGCGGAGCCGCGCCAGAGGCAATGTTCGGTGAGGCCGGGGAAGCTCCACAAAATATCGATCCGGTTGCACTTGAGGCGGCCAAACAACAAATCAACTTTGAATCTAAGAAAGCGGCGGATCTTGAAAAGGTAAAGTCCTCTGCGGTTGCATCTCAAAATAAAATGAAGTCCGCTCTGGGTTTGCCGGTTGAAAACGTTGCCCCGCAGGCACCTCAACAGCCGGCGCTACCTAGTAACGTCAATCTGGGTGTTGCACCCGCAGCTCCCGCCCAAAAGCCCGAGGCAGATCCTTACGCCCAGTTCGGAAAAGCCATGAATGCTGTTCCTGCCGCGATTGAACAACAAGGCAAAATTCAAGCCGATTTGGCTCAGCAACAGGCCCAACAATACGCGGCCCAAGCCCAAAAGCTTCAAGAAATAAATGATAAATATCAAAAGATGCAGGACGAAGCCTTAAAGGATTACGAGTCGACTAAAGCGGATTACGCAAATGGCCACATTGATGCACGCAGGATTTTTCATAACCAAAGCACCGGATCTAAAATCGCTACTGGTATTGGTTTGCTGTTGAGCGGAATGGGTGGCGGACTTGCTGGCCAAGAAAACATGACCGAAAAAATGATTAACAAGGCTATCGACGATGATATTAGGTCACAAGAAGCGGACCTCGGAAAAAAGAAGAGCCTTCTAGAGGCTAACTATAAAAGATTTCAAGACCTGGACGTCGCCAAGGCTGCAACGATGAATTCATATAAGGCAATCGCAGAGGCCATGATGAATCAGGCGCAGATGTCGGCTAATTCCAAGATGTCTGCACCGATGGCAGCGGAAAAAGCCAACAAATTCCGTCTCGAATCGCTAGATACGATGCAAAAGATTTTGCAAGCCAAGGCGCTTAAAGAATTATCGGCACCCCAGCAACAGCCAGGCGCCACGCAACAACTTGGAGCGTCACCGGCCGGAATTCCGTTAGAACAAGCATCTAAGCATATTTTTGCGAGACTTCCCAAGGAACAACAGTCCGAGGCAATTAAAGAACTCGGTGCAGTTCAAAAGATAAAAACCACGCAAAACGCGCTAAGAAAAATGTATGAGGACGCAAAAGGAATCGGGGCGCTGGCCGCTTCTCTGCCGAAATCAGAATCTGGCGCAAGATTAAAAGCAATTAACTCAAATATTGCACAGTTAGTGATGGCAAACAGCAAGGCCAAGGGTTCTGAGTTCTCGTTTGATGAATTGGTTAGACCGTATCAAATTGATCGCACCGATACCCAAGACGAGATAGACACGAAACTTAATGGAATGCTGCAAAATTTATCCCAAGGATCGGAACCCACGCCTTTACTAGAAAGCCTTGGCATTGACGTTAAAGGTCCGCCGGTTGGCCGCCGAATTCCTAACGCACCCAAACTGAGATAATAAATGCCAGTACTCATCAACCCACAGACCGGAGTAGCAGAGGATTTACAAGGCGACGCCGCGTCTCAGGCAATCGGTGCTGGCTATCACGTTCCGTTGGTTGATTCTGAAGGATATGCCGTCTCAGCCCCAATCTCAGATGCCAAGACAATGGTGTCTAGCGGGAAGTACTCCCAACCAAAGCCAGAAGAGCTCCAAACGCTACTAGATTCGTCCAAGTATTCTTCACCCGGCCAAAAGGCCGCTACGTTTGTTGAAGGTGCTCTCGGTCCGTTAACGCTTGGAACGTCTAACGCGATTACTTCTGGCCTTGGAATAACCACGCCGGAAGCACAGCAAAAGAGAAAGCAGTTCAACCCTGGACTACATACTGCCGGGGAGCTTTCTTCTCTAGCCGGAAGTTTAATCTTAGCGCCCGAAGCGAGCGTTCCCGGTTTATTAGCCAAATCAGGTCCGGCCGCTGCAGAAGCCATCGGCGCAACTGGTCTTGCCGCCAAGGCTATTTCTGGTGCGGTTGAGGGTGCCGCGTTTGCCGCTCCTCACGCTATCGACGAAACCTTGATGGGTAATCCTTCCGAGGTTGGAGAAAATCTGATTGCCGATATCGGTCTTTCCGCGGCGTTAGGTGCGGGATTCAATCTAGCGTTGGCCCCGATTGAAGCGGCTGCCAAATCAATTGCGTCTAAAGGAAGTGCCAGACTTGCGAATGTTATCGGCGAGAAATCGGCGGTGGTTGATAGTCTAGAATCCGCACTACCGGCAACCGGACTTAATGAGGCGGAAAAAAGAAGCGTTTTTGACGGGCTTAAAACATTAAAAAAGAACGCTAAGGAAATCGAAGACGCTGGCGCTTTTTTTGGAGCTCCGGTTCCAGAAGAGATGCGAAGTGACTCTAAGTTTGTGCAGGACCTTGGTTCCACACTCACCAAAAGCCCAAGCCTTACCGGCATAAAAAGACAACAGATGTATGACGAGGGCTTTTCTAAAATAGCCTCTGGTGTAGAGGGCATTCTTGGTTCGGAGTCACAGCTTACCAAAATGGAAGCTGGCCAAACGATCAAACAAGGAATTATAAATAAACTCGAATTGGAATATGAACCGATTCGAAATATTTACGATAAGATTAAAGCTACCGGTCAGAACGTAAACGTAGATCAAGATCTACTAAACGCGGCCTCTGAAGACTTGATGAAAATAGAAGGCTTACTTTCCTCTAAAGGAAAGCCGCTATCCACATCGTCACCGTCTTATCAGCTGGCAGACCGGGTAGCGAAGGACTTGCCAGAACTTGGCACTGTAGACGATATCCGAAGATACGCTCAACAACTTCGTCAAGACACGGCCGGAAGGCCAGACCTCAAATTTATTTCCAGCCAGATACTAAAGCACCTAGACGATTTAGAAGAAGAATCCGTAATCGGCTATGCGAGATCATCACTACCACCCGAATCCAAGGCTGGAATCGAAACTCTCATTTCGGATCATAAAGCAGCCAAGGCTGGTTACGCCGCACTCAGAGATAAAATGGGCGACATTGGGGCGGTAATCGGAAAAAAGCTTCGTAAGGGAGAGGGCGTTACCGCCTTTATTGACTGGCTAGAAAGTACTCCACCAGAAAAGGTTGCATCAAAGCTTTTCACTAAAAACAACGTTGGATTCTTGTCATTTCTAGAAAAAGAATTCCCACAAGAAGCAGAGATATTAGCTAACCTAAAAAAGTCAGAGTTTAGAGACGCCGCATATTCTGGCGGAAAGCTTAATCCTGGCGCAGCACTTAAAAAGATAGATTTGCTTGAACCAGAGGTTAAAAACTTTCTTTTCAAAAAGGAAGAATTGGACGGGTTACAACACGCCAAGACGTGGCTCGATGCTGTTCCTAAAAACGTAAATCCATCGGAAACAGCGAAAACTGCTGGTCTTCTTGATTGGCTAAAAAACCCGGTCTCATCTGCGGTCACTCAGGGAGCGGACTTTGCGAAAAAGAAAATTATCCAACAATTAGCAAAAGCCTCTCCCGAGACCGAAGCGCAATTAAGCGCTATGTTTCACGTGAAACAAATGGCTGAAAAAACAGCCAGGAAAGTTGATTCACAGGCCGCTCAGGTGTTTTCAAGAATAAAACCAGACCTGCCCGCACTCGCTGGACGCGCCACAGCCGCCATGATTTCAGACAGACCTAAAGACGATAAGCTAGACAAAATCAGTGATGAGGTCTTAAAGCACAGAGCCAATCCAGAAGAGTATATGAATAAGTTGAGTGCTGATTTAGCACCAATCTCACAGCACATGCCGCAATTAACCGCAGCCCTATCTAACCACATGGGCCGTGCGGTCATGTTTTTGGCAGATAAAGTCCCGTCTAAAGACAAGATGTCTCCGCTTGATGCCGACATGCCAATTCCAAAGCCGGAAATATCGAAATTTAATCGCTATGCGATGATTGCAGAAAAGCCGTTGACCGCATTGCATCACGTAAAAGACGGAACGCTACTCCCGCAGGACGTAGAAACCCTGTCGGTTGTGCACCCGGCTCTTTACCAGCAAATGCGAGAACGAGTACTGGAACGGCTTTCCGATGTGATCTCCGCCAAGAAAGCTCACCTGCTTCCAATCGCAACCAGGCAGTCACTGAGCCTTTTTCTCGGAACCAATTTAGATAGTTCAGTGTTGCCGCAAATGATTAATCAGAATCAGCAGGCGCTTGCTGTTACGGCCTTGCAATCGCAGCAAGAGCAAAACAAAATGATGCAGGCGAGGCCTTCCAAGTCGGGTATGGAGAAAATGAAATCCCCGGCCGCCGATCAAACCAGGTATCAACAATCGGCAATGCGGCGCGATAAAAATTAAGTGTTTTTACTATATTTTTAAACGGGGGATAGCGTGGGAAATAAAAAGATTAAGGGGCTGACGCTTATCGATGCGGTTTCTACCGCGGCAAATATCGTCTCTACGTCAAACAACGTTGAGAACTACGATAATATCGGCTTACAGGTTACTTACACCGGTACGACATCTGGAACAATCACTGTAGACTGTTCTAACGATGACACTACCTACTATTCGCTTACGTTTAGTCCGGTGCTGACGCAACCATCTGGTACGGCCGGCGGTTATTTGATCGACCTAAACAATCTGCCGTGGAAATACCTTCGCGTTTCCTTTGCTGATGGAAGCGGCGGTTCGGCGGTGGGAACCTTAACTGTTAAACTTTTTGCCAAGGACACTAATTAATATGGCATCGTTTAAATGGCCCGCATCGGGAAGTAGTGGACCCTCTGGCAGTGGCGCAACCGGCCAGGTGGCTGTTTGGTCTAGCTCCACGGTGCTGGGTGGGAGTTCCGCTCTTACGTTTAGTGGCGGAATCTTGACCGTAACCAGTTCGGTCACCACTGGTTCGCTTATTTCTTCTGCCTCAAATCCAGCCAGTGCAGGCGTGCTTCGGTTGGCGAATACCGAGCTCATTGCATCAAGAAACGCTGGCAATAGCGCCGATGTCACTTTGGGCGTTACGGCGTCTAACATCTGGCAGGCGTCGAGCGGGATTCAATTAAGCGCAAATTCTAGTGTTAGCCTAACCAGCGCAAGCACTAACCTCATCTCCTCTGGTGGCCTTTATATCGGTACATCAAGCGGGGCGTTACTAACAAACAGTTCGACTGCGTTACTTCTTGGCGCTGGCTTGATGGTAAGCAACAACACGTCTGCGAATATTACATCTAGCACGACTGACATTATCGTTTCCGGTGGACTTCGATTCGTAAACGCTGGTGGCGTTCAAATTACAACAAGTTCCACCAATCTAGTGATTGGCGGAAACTGCTATATCAATACTACCAGTGGGCCGCTCCTTATTAACTCGTCTGGTTCATTAAGAGTAGACGGTGGATTCCGGGTTGGCGGATCTGTCGAAACAAGCGCGCTTCTTGAAATTTCCAGTACGTCTAAGGGAGCGTTATTCCCAAGAATGACGTCTACTCAGCGAAACGCAATCACGTCTCCTGCTTCGGGGTTAATGATTTGGGATACGGACGGAAGCGGAACGCTGGACGTTTACGCGTTTTCTCAGTGGCTATCTCTGATGTATTCTCCGACGTCTAGCACCGATAATGCCATTACTAGGTTTGATTCTACTTTGGGGCAGGTCCAAAACTCCTCGCTTATTTTAGGCGATCTTACTGCTAATAAAATCATCGTCAATACGCCATCCGCGGCTACCACACCGACCGCAATCGAGTTTGCCGGCGGCGCCTGTTCAACTGCATCTACTGCCGGCGGCAACCTGATATTGCGTGGTGGTGCGGGTGGTTCTGGGGCTGACCGCGGAAGTATCGTAATTGGCGGAACCGCTAACACCACTGGCAATCGTGGATGTCTAGTTTCTGAAACCGATGGCGTTGGTGAATGGGGCTATGATTACGCAGCCGGTGGCTATCGACGAGCTCGGGCTTTTTATGTGAAGAGCTCAATTCAGATGAGAAATAGCGGCAGTTCCGGATCTGGAATTATTGCCGACCAAGACGGAACCACGGCGCAACTTACATTCTATCGAAGCACTGCAAATTCTGGAATGCAGCTTCAGAACCTCTATCACTCGGTCATCGGTGTTTATAACGAGGCTGGAACGTTAGCGTTTAACTTTGGACGCTGGGACGGGACTGGTAGCAATTTTGGCGAATTCTGGCTGATGAAGAGTTCCGGTGCGTCGGTGTTGTGGAACACCGATCAAGCTGGTGACGTTGGCGCTTCGGGAGCTAGTAGGCCCAGAGATATCTTCGCTGGTCGACACCTAAATTTTGACGGTGCTTTACAGGGAAGTATTACTACCACCGCAACCAGCTATACCACTGTGGCAACGGACTTTATCGTCGCGGTAACCAGCACGGCTTCAGCCAGAACGATAACCCTGGTTTCTGCGGCTACCATGGGTGCCGGTGCAATTCTTATTGTTAAAGACCAGTCCGGCGGGGCCGCGACGAATAACATAACAGTTTCATCCGGTGATAATATTGACGGCGCTGGTAGCGCCACGATTAACGCCAATTACGGTGTAATTCGTCTCTATTGCACTGGTTCAACCTGGTATTCATTTTAAATGTCAGACGCGTTTTATAATTTAACCGGTGCAAGCGTGTATAGGTCGCTGTTTGTTCAAACTCAAACCGTGACCGTTTCCAGCACGACCGCCGAGACAACGCTGATTGGTGCTGGCGTTGGAAACGTGACGCTACCGGCGGGGTTTTTTGTTGCCGGTAAATCTATTGGTATTAAGGCTTTTGGAATTCATAGTTCGGCCGGCGGCGTTACAATCCGTTTGAGAATAAAACTTGGATCTACCACCATTTTAGATACCGGCGCCACTAACTCCGGAAACGACACCGACCAGGGATTCAGCATTGATGCGGATATTTGTTGCAGAACCTCTGGGGTTTCAGGAACGGTTATCGGGCAGGGCTATTATTTAGAAGAAGGCTCTAACGAAAAGCACGCCGGCATGGTCAACACCACAACAACAACTATTGATACTACCGCGGCGTTAGCGGTGAATCTTACTGCCGAATGGAGCACCTCGTCGGCCAGTAACAGTATTTCTTGCACAAAACTATATCTAGATGTCTGTGGATAATTTAAGGGGGATCACATGAGAGTAGCACCAGTTACGTTGGCGAGTGCTTCATTATTAGTGGATGACGTTATTACCGCCGGCCAACAACTCAATCAGGCTTTCGGTTATTCGGTTCAGGTCACCATCGATAATAACGGTGGTGCCGCTACCGGAATGTTAAAACTTCAGGGGTCGTTGGACGATGAAACATATATCGATTTAACTGGCTCTTCTTTCTCGGTTGTGGACGACACGCCGGTTCTTTATAACGTCACCGACTGTATGTATCCGTGGGTGCGTGTAAACTACGTGGACTCTGGTAGCGATGCCGGGGCCACGATGACTATCAAATTCTTCTATAGGGGGTTTTAAATGGGAAACTTAAATTTACCTAACAACGGCAATCCGTTTGACCAGGACTTAAACACAAGTAGCAACGTAGAGTTCAACAACCTACAGGCCACCGGGACGCTGCTTGTTAGTGGTGCTTCTACGCTTTCCGGAGCGCTCCAAGTTGCCTCACTGAAAGTTGTTGGAAACGTTGGGTTTTATAATACCGCGCCAGTTGCACAGCAAACCCACACTGGAGTTACCGCTGGTTTCACCGCTGGAATTGGAACCGCCGTAAACGACGACTCCACCTTTACTGGCAACGTTGGATCAGGTGCATATACCATCGGCGACATCGTTAAGGCGCTAAAAAACTACGGGCTATTAGTAAGCTGATTTTGATACAATAAACACATTAAGGGGACAGTATGAAAAACATGGGAATGGGAAAAAGCATCGCTCAAAAGGTTTACGCCAAAAGAATGGCCAAGGGCGGCTGGGTTGAGGCGGAACCGAAGCAAAAAAACCGAGTTAACCCAAATCTCATGGAGAACTACGAGGAAGACGAGCCGCTTCAGCCAGACATGATGAATCACGAGAATGAGGAAAACTATTCTGAACCTGAGTATTTTGCCGAGGGCGGAATGGTGGACGAAGAAATGGCTGACGACCAGTTTGTTGGCGATGATTACTATCCTGCCAATTTAGAGCCAGAAGAGCAGTCAAAAAAGGGGATGAGTTATTTTTCGTCTCCGCTAAAGGAAGCAAAAGAAGGTGATGAAGATCGTAAAATGTTTTTGAGCCGTTACATGGCGCACAAAGCAATTAACCGAAGTCGTTAAACAAGGGGCCTCTATGCAAGAACAATTTGGCATTGATGAAGTTAAGTCTGTAATCCAAATGGGGTTGTCCGTTGGAGAGTTGGTGGATGCGCTCTCGGACGGTATTGGGCTTGGTGATATCGGAGCTCTCTTACGTGCGGCCAAAGCCGTAAAGCCAGCGATTGATGCTCTGAAGAGCGGAAAGCTCATTCCGGAAATTAAAGACTTGAGCGATGAAGAAAAACAACAGCTCAAGGATTTCGTTGCCGCTGAGTTTGATATTAAAGACGATGCACTAGAGGCCGCCATTAAAAAAGGACTTCAGATTGCGATCGATTTAAGTGACCTAATCAAAGGACTATAATATGCCCGTCTGGTTGATTCCTCTGATTTTTGAGCTTCTAAAACTTTTACCCGATGTGGTTCGCTGGATTAAAGAGCACCCATTGGCTGACAGAAAAGATGTGGTGAAGGCCTTCCCTAATGAGGTAACGGGGCTTATCCAGAAGCTTAAAGAGCGCCGCGAAGGAATTGGCTCTCCGCCGGAATTGGTGAAATGAACATCGAGGCTCTGGTCACTAGACAAGAGCTCAACCCACACGGTTACGGACTAACCCCAGAACAGGAATGCAATTTTTCGCACCTGTATATGGCGGTAAATGTACTGCGGTATGAATGCGGGATTCCATTTATAATCACATCTGGATTTAGATCGAAAGAAGATCAGCAAAAGATTAATCCTAAAGCGATGAATAGTGCCCACACCCTGGCGGCCGCGTGCGACATTCAAGACCACGATCGGCTCATCTGGGATTGGCTTGTGGCTAATTTAGAACTCGTGATTGATGTCGGTGGGTATTTGGAGAGCAAGGTCTATACCCCTAATTGGGTGCACCTGCAGATCATCCCGCCAAAATCAGGTCACAGGATTTTTTTGCCATAGATAGAGTTGTAGCCAATTAGTAAAGTCTTCGACGCTTCTTACTACAATGTAATGCCGCTTCATCTTTTTAGCCCGCTCTTGGAACTTAAGCTGCGATTCACTCAAGACTCCGGTTTCAGATTTTACTTCCACATATAAATCTATTCCGTTTACTAACCAAACTAGCAAATCAGGAAAGCCTTTTGCTTTATTCGGCCTGAATTTGCCAGACTGCGTTGGGATTCCGGTCGTGGAAATGCGGTGATAGTCCAGGTGCCCGAGTTTGAAATAAACATCTAAGACGTAAATGATAGCCGACAAAATTTCCGCTTCTTTTGGTTTGCGTATAAGTTTATCGGTTGGCATGATTTATATCAGACTATGAACTTTAAGCCGTAGTCTGGTTGGGAATCGGGGGGTCGGTGTGTGGTGCACCGGCCCTTTTTCTTGATTCCACTAAATCAGTCAGTGTCTTGAGGTCAGCCTCTAGCTCGCTCTTAAACTCTCCCAATAACGTCGATAACGCAGCCGCCTTCACCATGTCTGGCACGCATCCATTCGAATACTTTTTCGCCAGGTGATAAAACGCCCACATATCTCCGCCGGAAAGAGTGAACGTAACCGTACACTGCGTTTTTCCCATTTTGAAATGATGAGAATGGCACGGCTTGATTGGATCACTTCTTTTTGTCATTAGCCTCGGCCTCGACATCTACCATCATGCATTTCACGTTAGTGAGCGGAACCAGAACCTCTTCAACTCCGTCCGTGCAATGAAGTAGGCCTGGCTCTAAAATCATTTTAATGCCGCTGTTTTTGTGAATTTTTGTCGAGATAGAAACATCCCCACCAAAAACTCCCGGTGCGCTTAATGCCGCCTGAAATGCTGCGAATTTTATCTTTCTTCCCATTGCTTCTCCTATAGTAAATACGGATTAAAAACTAAATTTAACTCATCAAAAATCTTGTGAGCTCTTCGCGTCTGATGGGTTGCGTGAGCTCCGGTCAGGCCGTTGGGGCATTCGTTAATCATTTTCGCGGCAACACCGTATCCGTTAAACGATCGCTTAACATAGATATAATGAAACACGTTATATTCCGGAAGGTTCTCAGAAACTAGGTAGCCAAATATAACGTCTGGATCTTCTTTATCGGCTGCTACCTGAATTGAAACGGACGGTCTCTTTAGGATGGCCTTCACTATTAACCTATGAAATTTATAAAAAATAGATTGTCGGATAGTTTTGGTGAAATCTGATTCCCCAAAATAGCTATTAATCCACGAGTCCACGATGAACGGAATATCGTTCTCGGATAGCCCACGAATAATAAGGTGCTCTTCGATCACTTGGCTTGCTTAAGCTTTTTTTCTTCTTTTGGAGCCAAGTCCCCAAGCTGCGCTTGAAAAGCTGTGGCGACGCGGTGCGCGCTCTCAAGGGACATGATTTCAGCGATGTTTGAAATGACCTGGTCCCATTTTCTATCGGCGGAGTTCTTTTGGGCGACGGCCAGCATTAGGGCGTGCTGGTCAGAGATGTGCTTCAGTGTGGCTTCAATGGCTTCTTTCATTATTCGGCTCCTCGTGTGTTAGAATATTCCTTTCTCAACCAATTTAAGTCAATCCCAATGGACGTTAACCCAGAAGACGCAAAACAACTTATCAGTTTAGGGGTGGGCGGACTGATAGCGTGGCTAGTCATTCGGGAAATGTTCTCCTACCTAAAAACCCGTAAAGAAGCGTCCGTCGTTGGTGAAACACAGCAGATGCAGCATTGGCATCAAAGCCGGGATATTGAACGGGCAATAATGCAGTTAGTCGAAGTTGCTAAACAGCAATCGGCGCTTTTGACGCAAATACTTCACGGTCAAGATTTGATGAGAACGCAGATAACCAGAATATCTACTAAAGACGATTCCGATCATTTGGTATGATTCGCTTGGGTTAGGGGGAAAAATGCATAGGGACTTTAAAGACGAATTTATTTTATGGACGGCTGTTATTTTTGGTTTGTTTCTTTCCATGGCTATTTTCGCCGAAGAGCCGAATGCGTTTGGGGGCGTCTATATCCATCCCGATATGCAGCGGGCGATTCAACAGAATGAGGAACGAGTCAGAAAAGGACTCTTGCCCGAAGATGATTTCATTGAAGTGAACGGCAAGAAATACTTCACGGGCTTTCATCCCACGAGCCAATTCTATTTAGGTGCATCGTCTTTAGACTTCAAGGCAGGGCCCGCTTTAGATCTGCCTAAGAGCTTTGATATGCGAAAGATGTCCTACTCTCCGGTTCGTGGCCAGATTCGTGGTTCATGCTGGGCCGAGGGAAATGCATCCGCATTCGAATTAACCTGGAACCTTATTTTAGGAACCAAGACAGTGTTCGCGGTCAATGATGTGATTGATTGCTCTGGATACGGTACCGCCGCAAGCGGTGGTCAACTATCCATGGAATACGACGTCAATAGCGGGCTTGCTCTCGAATCCGACTATAAATACACGGGAAAAGATGGGCGCTGCAAGACCAGCGTTGCAAGACACCAACCATTGAAGGCGGCCCCTTTTCTCCGCGGTGCCACTGGAAAGTTCCCAACCGAAAAAGAATTAATGGCGGCCGCTTATCAATACGGTGCATTTGAAGTGTGTGGCTCGGCAAGCGCTCTTGGAAGCGGTGGAAGGCAAGACACCCCCAGACAAGGCGCGGTCAATCACTGCTATGCCTATGCTGGTTGGTTAGACGGCAAAGAAATGGGCTGGCTCGATGCGGTCTACCATATCATCAAGAACTCTTGGGGCGATGGCTCTGACAGCGACCTAAACCTTTCCGGTGGCGATTGGGGTGACGGTGGATATGGCTACTATCGCTTATCGAAAGACGGCGTTCGAATCTTGGGATCTGTCATCACTGAAATTCAAGTAGCTGACACTGGTATGCCTCTACGCAAGCCTGAGCCGGTTCAGTTTGTGATTGAAACAGATAAATTAGTCCAGACGGTAACCGTAAAGCCGGGCGCTCATTTTGATATTGAGCAATTAAAATCCATCATGGAGTCAGAGTTGAAGGGGATTAAATGAAATACCTCATTGCTATTTTATTATTAGCGGCGTGTTCAGGAAGTTCGGATTCTCCAGAGCTAAGCTATCGAGCCGAGAGTGAGCACGTTGTGGTTGAGGGTAAGTCCAAGGTCGATGCAGCACATGCTAAAACAGCTGGTGCCGTTAATCAGGTTATTCTCAACTCTATCGATAAATAATCTTAAGCCGGTAATCAATCAGACAGCGCTCACCCAACACGTGGAGTTCATTGGTTGGTTATCGGCTTATTTACGAATGATAAGGCGGGTTTTGTCTTTGGGTTTCATTTCTTTTCCCTCGTCGCCCAGAACCATCGTTCAGCCTTGTTCCAGCCAACCGCCTCGCCCGAGCAATAACCCATCAAGAACACGCCCAACACGGCAAGCACTATCTGTATTTTATCAGCCCAGGTCATGGAATCTTCCCCCCTAATAAACGGTCACATTCGGCAAGCGCCTCAGTTGCAGTCAAGCCACCGTCAACCGAATGATGATCGCCTGGCGCATACGGACCGCCGCATTCGTCAGAATAAAACTTAAGAGCGTTGCGCATCCTCTCAATCGCTCGGTCACGCAGCTCTATCGCTTTGCACATGTCAAGAATATGCGCCCTAAGCGCGCAGTCGTAGCAATCTGCCCTGGAGCCAATTTCTCTTAGCTTGGTTATTAGCTCTTGTGTGGTCATGAAATCACCCGTAACCGTCACGGTCAGCGGAACCAGAACCGTCACCGTAACCGGAACCGGAACCGTAACCGTCACCGTCACCGTAACCGGAACCGTAACCGGAACCGTCACCGGAACCGTCACCGTCACCGTAACCGGAACCGTAACCGGAACCGTCACCGGAACCGTAACCGGAACCGGAACCGGAACCGTCACCGTCACCGTAACCGGAACCGGAACCGTAACCGTCACCGTCACCGTAACCGGAACCAGAACCAGCGTTTATTGTTTCCATACCGGCACACCGTCGATAGATTTCTTAGCCGCCTCGGTTACCGGGATAATCTCTATCACCCCCGTAACTTCCTGCTCTGGCATCGCTATTGGAAACTTACACGCACCAGGATTCTTGGTTCCCTCAACCGCAAGCTGACTTAGCGACGCGGCCCCGCTCCAATACCAAAGACGCCTCGAATCTCTTAGTTTCGCTTGTAAGCCGTCTTTAGAGCGCGAAACAACTTCGGCCATAAAGACGCCCGCGCCTTGGCATCTGACAATTGCGTACTTCTTTTTCTTCGTTTTGGTTTTCATGTGTTTCCTCATTTAATTTCTTCTATCGCGACCACGATGCCTGTCCTAGCTGCATCCACTGGCTGCACTAAGTGAACTGTTTTTAATTCCCCGTCACAAAACCACACCCGCACCCCTTGGGCGAGGATGCGAGAGAGTTTGGCGTTGGCTTTGCCTGCGTTTACTGGCGCTAAATCTTCTAACAATAGTCGTGTGCTTTCGTTCAGCAAAACAACCCCAGGACCGCTTGGCATAAAATCCTCGGCCGTAAACCTTATCCCCTCACTCACCGGCGGGTGGAGTTCGCGGTAGCGGGCGTTGGCCGTTTTTGCTGCGAACTCAGCCGTTGCTATTGGCATAACGCCAACTAAGAAATCCTCCGGCTTAAACGGTCCGTCAGTCATTTGTTTTTCTTTCTATCCCCGATCCAACTAAGGATTTTCATTCCACCAAGAAAACCGCCAAGAATTACGATCACTGCCATTATCGAATCAATCAAACGAATCTCGCAGTGGCCACGTAACGCCCAGCCGAATAATAGATCACTCATTCCCGAGCCAACCTTCCAATACGCACACAATCCCCGCCGTTCGCAAGAACGGCCCTCGCGCATGCTTTTCCAAACGGAAACGCCCCCTGGTTTTCCCCGCCCTCTGATTCGGCGGCCCCTAAGCTAACCTTGTCTGGGTCTGTAAATAAGCCGGCCTTAGTTGAAAGCTCAAGATAGACCAACGTCTTCGGATTTAATTTTTCTCCGCAACGCTCACAATAGTCGTCCATACTTACTCCTTGGCTTTCCATGTAACCCTCACGTTCTTTCCCGAAATCTTCGCAAGCTTTTTCTGGAGGCGCAAATCGTTCGCGCGAATTCGACTCGGGACACGCATGTTAGAATCGACCAGCGTTTCCATGGCCTGACTGATAATCATCAACTCTTTTTCTGACAGATTCATTTTAAAAACAGTCTTCATGAAGCCATTATACCAGTGGCATTTTTCGCCGGAAGATGCCCATTTTCGTCACTCCAACCCCAGTTCTTTGAGACAGGTGCGGGCTTTATACCCCCGAGTCAGCTTATATGCCGATTTTCGACCGTTTTCTGCCGCCCTACAGTTACCGTGTTTCGTTCTGTCTGCCGCATTATCTTTTCTGGTTCCCCACCTTAGGTTTGAGATGACGTTGTTATTTTTATTCCCGTCTATATGGCAAATCTCGTGGGTTGAAGATGGTCGGACCGGACCGTGTTTTAGCATTACCAAGCGGTGCACTACGATGTGCTTTCTTTTTCCTCCTAGAGTTAATCTAACGCTCGGGTATCCATGAGAATTTGGGTGCTGTTTTAGCTCTCGACGCCCAAATCCGCGCCAGTTACTCGCAATAGAATACACTTTTCCACACGAAGTTATTTCGTACGCCTCGTTACTTAAGCGCTCTAGTTCGTCTAGTGTTTTTAAATCGACGCTCATAATTCAGGTGCCCCCCAGGGCGTAATGGGTCATCATCATTTTAGAAGGCACCCCAGGGGACATAATTAATTCACCGGCAATTTCTGCTTCGATTCACCGAACGCGGATTGTGACACGCTAAGAATGCGAAGCCATTGCTCGACTAAAAGTTGGGTATCGGCCCTTGTGGCGACAGCGTGGTTTTTCAGCATGCGAGACATGTTTATATAAAAAAGAATGCTCAACGCAGACGCGCAGACGCTTACCATTGCCGCAACGATACATAATTCATCCATTGGGAACCTCATTGTTTAAATACAGCCCGGCCCCGACCTCAACCTCGACCCCGACCCCGACCACGACC